CATAGCCACAGCTGGGAAAGTATCTAACTCAGCCACCACAGCAGCTAGCGCCAACACGGCTAGTGCGATTGTTGCTCGTGACCCTTCTGGAAACTTTTCTGCCGGAACAATTACGGCAGCCTTGAGTGGCAATGCTTCTAGTGCGAGTGCTGTTCCTGCATCTGGGATAACGGGTCAAACAGGCATGTGGACAAGTGCCGCAAGACCTGGACCCTATCGCTTATATCGTAATGATGATAATAGCGCCTACAATATTCAGACATATTATAATGCAACGACAGGTCGCTGGAGAGTTCGTGGGTATCTTAATGACGCATACCATGCTGAAGCTGAAGTTGGTAATTCTGACACTGTGGCTGGTTTGAGCGTTCATGGTGGAAGAAATAATGAAGCAAACAAAGTTGTAAGAACACAAGAAAACGGTTACATACTCTGTGGCTATATAAACTCAAGCAACGGCAATGAAGGTAATAACTCGAGCCCGCCACGTGTCTGGGGAACAAATGGTGGAGACGACTACCTGCGCTCATATCTAACGAGTGCACTGAACGTCAACTCTGCCAATAGCGCAGGCAACTCTAATACGGTTGGCGGCTTTTCGCCGTCTGCGAGTGACGGTGCATCAACGGTTGCGGTACGGAGTGCTGGCGACGGTGCGCTTAGGTCACAATACTTCGTAGGGTCTGGAACCGTCAGTGTTGGTTCAGCAAACGGAACGACGCTTAGACGGCGTAACGCTGATGGTTATTTCCTGATAGACGGTTCGCGTTTGAAATATAAAGAAAATGTTGAAACAGTATCAACAGAAGACGCAATCAGCTTAATAAAAAATCTTCGTCCTGTTAAATTTCAATGGAAAAAAGAATTTCGCGGCCCAGATGATTCGAATCCTTTATTGAATGAAATACAAGACATAAATAAAGAATACGGATTCATAGCGGAAGAAGTACATCAGGTTTCTCCAGAACTTGTTACATATCTTGATGATAATGAAGACGGCGTCCCTGACCCAAATATGTGGCAGCCGAATGCAGTCATTTCAATACTTGTAAAAACAGTTCAAGACCTTGTATCAAGAATTGAACATCTAGAAGCAAATGGAGCAAATTGATGGACTCAATAAAATTTCCAATAAAATTTGACAGCACTGGCGTATCAAAGCTGACGGATGGCTCAGACGAGTACTACTCCCAATTACTAACTATTGCCGTTCTAACAGAGCCTCAGACTCTTCCCTTTTCTCCCAAATTTGGCGTTTACGACCAGTCATTCAGAGGGTTGGATAAGGGTCTATTCGTTCTCAACGCAGCGCGTTTTGTTCCAGAAGTGCAGATTACAGACTTAAATACAAATCTAGATATTGATGGTACTGTAAATGCAACGTTTTCATTCATTGTCAAGGATAGAAGGTAAGAAATGCCAGCTGATTTCTCAGAATACGTAGACCTTCGTTCGTTTGACCTTAATCCTGGAGACATTTATTTAACGTCAATAGATATTGCTAGACTTACGTTGCCGGAGTTCAACCTCCGCGTTGGCACCCCCGAAGATGCAATATTTCAGGCAATGGCATATATGTCCGCGCTAAATATTGCAGCAATAAATAGACTTCCAAGCAGGCTAATGGCAGGAATACTGCTAATGATGGGGGTTGAGAGAGTAGAGGGAGCACCAGCAGAAATGGAAATAATCATTACTGCGGACTCCTATGATGGGGCAACTATCCCAATTGGCTCTCTTTTTGGATTTTCTTCTACCTTCGAGGATGAAGTTCAGGAATTCATTTTTGAAACAACTGAACTTCTTGAAATAGCGGAAAAAACAACTCAAACCGGAAGCTACCCAACCGGGACGGTTAATGCTCAATGTATAAGCGCAGGGATAATACCGGTTCCATTAACTGGTCTTGAATTATCCGTACTCACATCTGGATTAAATATAATCGGTTCAGAAATTGGTTCATATTTTACAAACGGAGCAAACGAGGATACAGACGCTGAATACTTAAGTAGGTGCGTCACGTATCTATCTTCACTGAGTAGGTCATTAAATAAATCTACCCAAGTTGATTCTTACTTACTAACAAACTATTCAGGGTTAATCGGAAGAGTAAAAACTTACGATTTAACAAATGGCACTCCATCACTGGGAGAAACAGGCGTTTATCGCACTCAAACGCCAATAGGGCTTACAAGGAATACCGATGTTGTAACTTTGTATTTTCAAGATAAACACCAATTTGTAAGTGGAGAAAAAGTTGAAATAGCAGGTCTGGCTTCCACGTATGCAGATTCAACAGTTCTGTATTCAATAAATTCAACAACTGATTACACTATTTTATATACAAAAGCTGGCTCAGATACGGCTTCCGTTTACCTTGGAGCATCCACCCCTTCTGTCAGCATAGGTGAAGAAGTTCCTGGGTACGTAACCATATTTACTTATGGAGTAAATGAATATCTTTCAACTGCAGATAAATCTACAGTCCTGCTTGATGTTACGAATAAGGCAATAGCTGGCCTTTCTATTACGATAAAAGACCCTGATTTACTTAACTTAGAAATAACAGGAACAGTGACGCTGGATTCAGCATATGACCAGTTGCCACTGCAAGACGTTGTGTATTCAGCTTTGGTCGAATATCTAAGTCCAATGAATTTTCCATATACAGAAGACAGGATAAGGTACACAACTCTCATCGGTCTCATAAGCAAGATACCTGGCGTCCTATACGTTGGTGGACTAACAATTACGCCGGTTGGCTCTGGATGGCTTCCGCAAATAACAGATGACATACAGTTTCAAAAAAAAGGTTCCCTTCCAAGCTTGTCAAGTGATGATATTGACATTACGTTCATCTCGGTAACGGTATAAAATGTCCAAAACGGTAAATAGGCTTACTGAATTTGATGGACTCTACTCCGTTGACAGAACAACAGGGGCTGCACTCCCTATCTCCGGCAGAACAATGGCTGTTCTTGGTGGAGTAGTAACTGCTTCAATAGCCTTTTTTACTGTCGACACAAACTACACATTTTCTGAAGACGAAATAGTTTCAATTGTTGGAGCAGGTACAATAAACGCATCAGCTTCTTTTATTGATGGGTTAAATTACATATCATCTGTTTCTTCAAGCATTGGGTATCCACTCATAACCATGGACGTATCAGGAACCAGTAGCACTATTGGTTCTGCTAGCGTCACAAATCAATTTAGCCTTATGAGACTAAACCCATCCTATTCCCACGGATGGACCCTGGCTGGCAACGCTGCACTTTCTGTTGTTTCAACAAATTTATCTACCCAGTCTAGATACGCATTGAGAATTTCTCCAGGTGATTCTGGATTAATAACATTATCCCTCAGCAGCAATAGTCTACTGATTGGTGACGATGGAAAAGAATTTGGATTCAACTGCCTAATGAGTCCGACTTCAACCATAAACGTGAGCGCAAAGTTGACAGTTGATGGCGAGGCGGAACAACCAACTCCAATACAAACAACTATCTACAGTGGTGGATATAGCGCCATAAGGTCCAACGTCGTAACAATTCCAGACGATGGAGAACAGCATTCAGTCACGGTTGAAATAGAAGTGTTGGGGCATGCGGCTGGGCAAACTTTTTACCTAACTTCACCAAACCTAATAGATGAAGAACTTTATTATTCAAATAAATTTGTAATAGATTCTAGGCTTTATATGCCGGACTTCTATTTTGATGTTGATTTTTTACAAGAAAATCCCAAAGCCCCACTGCATAAACTAATAGATGCTTTGTCTACTGTTGCTGGATACTCGTATTCCGAATATGTGAACATGTTCCCATACGAAAAATCTGAGATTATAAACATAATTCGAGGCTACGAAAGCGAAAACCACAGCAACTTAGTAGAGCCGTATTATGTCAAAGAGGAATACGCTCCATGGCTTGCTCAATTTACAGGCAATAAACTAAAAAGAAACATAATCGGAGATAACGAAGAACGACTTCTTCCGTCGTACGAAACTGAAAATGATTATGCTAAATGGCAATTACAAACTGGATACCTAGGAATCGGTGCAGGCTCCAGGGAAGCAATGATTGAGGCTGTTAAAAAAGTTCTTCTTTTTTCTGAGGGAACAAAATCTGCATCCCCTTCGTTCTATTACGGGAGTGGTTCCGTTGCTGTTTTAACATTTCCAGGCACGCACAGTTTTGAAATTGGCGAGCGAGTGTACGTTGACAACGTAAACCCGGGCATTGACTCCACTTCAGTACTGTCGACAAACTTGTATGAAGTTACTGGAACAACGTTTAACTCTATTTCCTTTGCGCTTAGTTCGTCATATGCCTCAACAGCGCTGTCTGCTTCATCAAACCCTTCAGTGACAGCATCTCTTGATTCATCTTTTGCCGTGGCAATTACGCCGCGATTTAACAATGATACATTTTCAATAAGAATCCAGACACTGGTAAAAGAAACGCCAGACGTAACTGCTTTTGGACAAACTAGCCAGATGGTGCTAAATGCTGTTGAAGCAGCAAGGCCGCTTGGGTACAGGGTGTACCACACTGCCGCTAGTCAGTTTTTATTCACTCTGGGCGACGCAACGTTAGGGGTTATTGGTGAAATATCAATCGGGTAGCTTATATTGTTTTAATTTTTACAACAAATATTTAACTTCAAAAATTGATACAATTATTTACATGCATGAGGAGAAATAATGGCTGGCGCAGGCGTAAAATTATTCCAGACGGGAGCTGTATTAACGGCAGATGAGATTAATCAATATCTCATGGACCAGTCAATTACTGTATTCCTGAACGAAGATGTCAGGGATGCTGCATTCGGTGGCGCAAATGAGCCAGCATTGTCAGAAGGCAGAGTTTGCTACATAATCAACTCTGTTCGCGGTGGCGCAGGTAAAACTATCCAGTTCTACAATGGCTCCACTTGGGTCGACTCATCCTCGTTCACCACTCCTGACTTGTCAATCACTAACGGAAAAGTATCCGCAACTGCAGCAATCGCTCTCTCAAAACTTGCATCTGGGACATCTGGGCAGATAATCGTTGCAAATGCTTCTGGAGTTCCAACATACGTGACGCTTTCTGGAGATGCGACTATATCCAATACTGGCGTTCTAACACTGGCTGCTGAACTAGGAACAGACACGACTGGAAACTATGTAGCAACCATTGCTGGTACAGCAAACCAAATAACCGTCGGCGGTTCTGGGTCAGAAACGGCTGCCGTCACATTAAGCCTCCCTCAGGACATAGCCACAACGTCGAGCACCACATTTGCTGGGATAACCATAACGGGAAGTGCCTCAGTCGCAGGAAACGTTGTTTACA